GATAGCTTGTTTTCGTTTCCTTGCAAAGCGATGGATATAGTTTCTTTACTTGGAAAGAACGCTTTGAATCGACCTGACATGACCATGCCTAGGTTTGGTGTCTTGGCTTCTTTTAATGGCTTTATAATCTCAGCAGTAGAAAGCCCAAGCGTTTTGGCGTCTTCAATGGCCATGTTCAGATCGCGCAGCGCCTTGAAACGCTGCTCGTTTGCAGTGATGAAAGCTTGAGTGGTGGTCTCTGCGTCAACATTGCCACGAGTTTTTGCTACTTGGTTGAAGATACCGGCAGCGTCACGGACGTTTCTTGCAGCTTCAAGTGCGCGATAGTACAGCACACGCTCAGTGCGAGGCTTGATGCTTTTGACGCCAGTCAAAGCTTCTGTAAATTCTTGCACTGGGTCTAAACGGTAACCTTGTTTACTAACACCAAGTTGTGCGTCTTGTGTGGCAACAGAAGCAACGGCCCGTGGAAAGTCTCTGAGGGTGAACGATAGAGAGCCAGGGAAAGGCGATGTAGGTGTTGTTGTTAGATCTACCGGGCTGAATCCTGGCATCAAGCCATCTACAAAATGTGCAAATCCTTTGCCAACTTTTGTTCCAAGCGTATCTGTTTCTCGCCAAATTGGTCTGTTAAACGTTGTGTTGTTTCTTAAAATGTCTAAAGCTTTTTCTGAAACAATCGCTTCGCTCATGAATGGCGAAAAGAACTCTGCACCTGCATCTAACGACGCATCAAAAGCTATTTTACTTAAATCTTCTTCCTTCGTAATACCGTTGTTCACCGCATTGAACACAGCGGCGGCAGGCCTGCCAACATAGTCATATGGATTGGTATACGAGAAGTTATAGAAGTCTGTGACCTTGCCATTCTTGTCGGTAGCAACAGGTATCAACGTCGAGTTTCTATCCCAGTCAGCAGCCATAGATCGCTTGTATGCATCAATTTGCTCTTGATCCGCACCAGTGAGAAGCGTTCCTGCCTTCACCAGTGAAGCCGGTATCGCTGCATTGACTGATATGATGCCAGTCAGTCGCTTCATGCCTATTTCACGAAGCTCCGGCGACTCGCTTGCTAGTTCCTTAATGCTTCTACCAAGAATGTTGCCACTAGTCCTGATCATTTCAGCAGGAAAGGCAACGAAGTTTCCAAACGGCATTTGGCGCAAACGCTTGATGAATTCTGGAACACGCGCATAGTTTGGCACAGTGTCTTTAACTATCTCCGCAGCTTCACGCTTCATAGCAATTTTAAGCTGTTCCGGCGTTAACTCAGACGGTCTTATGACTGGACCAAACTCAGTAAAGTTTCTGGGATCAGACACAGGTAGCGCAGTGTTTGGGTTCTTGGCAAATATTCTTTCAAGACGCCCAAGTTCCATCTCAAAACTGTATGTCTTCCACACATCATCAGATGCTTGATAGAGCTTAGCCGCAAAGCCGTTCTGCATTCCTTGAGCTTTTTTGAACAACTTACGAGTCGCGCCTGATCCAAGACCTGTACCTTCGGCGGCATCATTGAGCAAGGACTCAAACTCACCAATCTTGGCGTTAGTGTTGATCACGCCTAGGTCAACAAGCTCATTGTAATATTTTTGCCTTTCAGCAAGCGTCATGTTTGCTTTGCCTGGCCCAGTCAACCGCTGATTCAAATTGCTGAATACTGTTGATACAGAGTTAGCCAAAGACTTTGAGTTGCCAACGTTTCCATTGGCAAGCGCAAAGAAGCCTGCAGTAGTTGCGTTTCGTATTTGAGTGATCGGGCTGTAGACAGTCTTGGCTATCTGAGACACGCCCTTTAGGCCTAAGAAGGTTGAATACAGTGGTATGCTTCCTTTGGACAAATCAAACACATCGCTACCACCCTCAAGTGCAGTTTTGTATTCATTCTTTATGTACTTACCGGCAAGCTGTCCAAACCTAGCTTTTTGAGAAGCTGTAATTTCTCCAAGTGGGTTACCAGATTCAGCACCCACTCTTGAGTACTCTCCAAGCCGTGCGTTTGGTGGGATCGTATCGAATATAAACTTTGCACCTTCTGGAAGCTTGGCATTGTATTGAATTAAGTTGTTTTAATACTGAGACTTTGCGATGTGCTTCGACATGATATCAACAGTCTCAACCATCTTAGTGCGCAAACCAGCTTCTTGTTCACCGATGTCCCTAGCTCTGATACGTTCTGGACGAAAACGCATCATGACGTCTTTTGCGCCTGTATATTCGCCAAGAAAGTCCCTTACTGCAGGCAGATCATCTAGCTTTCTACCTTTCAACATTCCTTGAGACACACCTTTTAGTGTTGCTGAGTCAACAACATCTCTTGGTTGCATCTTAGCGTTGTTGAAGTTGCCTTGAATCATACTGTTCAACAACTCTCTGGCTTGATTTTGATCAAGCTGAGCAGCCTCATCTAAGCCACGGCTTGATTTAACAAGCTCTTCAACGGCAAGTTCTGCTTGCTCTGCTGTAGGTGAGTAGTTGGTATCTTTCAATGCGCGATAAAGACGCATGCCATAGAAGGTTTCGTTGTTTCCTATGGTTTCAATCAAAGCATTTTTCGCTTCATCACTTTGAAGACCATCTTCTAATATGTCTTTTACAGACAAGCTCAAGCCATCGATCTGTTGCCTAAGATCACTGGCACCTTGAAACAGGCTTAGGTCTTTCCTGTTACCAAACAAGCTCTTCGGCGTGTTCTGAGCAATGATTTGATCTATCTCTTTTAGCTTCTTTTCTGCGCCAAGTTTTACAACGTCACGGCCTACACCAGGCTTCATGCCGGTAGTCTCTGCAAACAAAAAATCGTTTAACGTATCAAGCACTTGTGACTTATCTTGATCGTTGAAAAGTCCTTCGTTCTTGTTCACAAAAGACAAAGCGTTTTCCATCTTCTCAACAGCTTGTCTAGCCGCTGAGTTTTGGGCAGCTATTTGTGTTACACGCATGGCATCGTATTGAGCGGTAAACCTATCTGGCAGTTCTCCCTGCTGAGTTAGGTACTTGCGCCCAACTTTCTTGAGACGCTCCACTTGTCTTTGCATGAACGTAGGGTCTTCAAGATCTGGCCTCACACCAACTGCGCTGAACGGCGTCTCTGGATCTCTAATGGCTTGCGCAGCAGCTTTTGCAAAATCTGTGCGGCCAAGAGCGCCAAGGCCTGCACCAACAGTCTTTGCCCCTAAAGATGCGATAGCAGGTACACCAAGCACTACAGCAGCACCCTCTGCACCTACACGCAGGCGATTGGAAAGATTTGCTGCTGCAAGCTCAGCGCCATCGAGGTCAGAAGTATCTATCCGCTTGGTAGGCCCAGCCTCGAAGAAGTCACCGAGTGTCTCAACATCTGGTGTGGTAGCAGCTATGTCTGCGCCGACTGTTGCGCCAAGCTTGCCCACTGACCCCAAACCTTTTGCCGCTTTGGCAGCAATTCCACCAGGAGCCGCGAACTGAGCAATGAAACGAGCGGCCTTGCCCACCTCGGTCTGTGTGTCTGGCTTGTACTTATCGAAGAAGTTTCTGACTGACTGAATATTTTCTTCATCAGAGCCAAGAAGCTCCATAGGCAAGGTGGTGATGCCCTCTGTTGCGCTGACAAGACCTGCGCCAATACCTCTACCAATATCTCCTATGGCAGATACGTCTTCTTCGCCCAGCTGAGCGCCACGTTCAACGATTGGGTTTTCGGCGCCCCATTCGGCGGCTCTGCGTGCAGCGTACTCAGGATCGTCGGTGCGGACATTTATTGTTCTGCCACTTCCGTCAGGTACGGCTACTATCATTAGTCAATATCATCAGAGGGAGCAGCTGCAACCCCAAGGCGGACTCTTGCTTCTTCAGGCAATGTGTAGCCAGTTATTGCTTCAAACTGTGCAATTTGTTCTGGAGTAACGCTACCAGCAGTATCAACAGCTTCTGAAAACAAGGTTAAGAACTCGTCTCTAGCTGTCGCCTCATTTGAAAGCCTAGAAACAATTTCTTTGTCAGAGAGATCTGTTGTTTCTTTCAAGAACTGATAGTTACGCATCAGCGCAGTATCATTTTCTCTCTGCGCCTCAAGCTGCCTGTATTCTTCTTTGCCCAAAGCGAAGTCACTTGCAAAGTTTCTAGGCGCTATGCCCTCGCTTGCCTGCCCAGCCTTGGCAAAAGCATATTGGTTTGCTGGGTCTTGCAAGAAATCTTTGAACTGGGTACCAGCACCCTTCAACATATCAAGGAATGTTGGATCTGGTGGTGGAGGTGGTGGAGCTTTTGGCTGTTCAGGAAAGCCTTCTTTTCTGGCGGTTGCTACTTCAGGAAGTCTTGATTCAGCATACTCGGTAAGCTCTGCGCGCTCGCCACCTACGGTTGGGCTAATGCCTTCTTTTATAAATTCTGGCATGTATTCTTCATAAAGATCTGAAGCGCCAGTTAAATCATCAAGACTAACTAGCCCTTGCTTAACAAGATCTTGAACAACAGGTATTGACGCAAGACCTCCAACCCCGGTGGCTAATGCGGCTTTACTTCCCAATGCCCTTCTGAACTTTCCAGGGCCAGTCTTAGCTACTGCTTCTTTAGCTGCACCAGCGGCTTTTGTAGGCAGTCCCATTATTCCTTCAGCTTGTTGCTCCGCAGATAATCCCTTTGGCGCTTTTCTTGCTGGAACATTTCCCATGATGTCTGCTTCAGTTGCTTTAGGTGCTTTCTTTTTAGTAAGGAGTCTTCTGCCAAGAGAAAGAGCACTTCGCGCAGCCCCTGGGCCAAATCTAAGCGCAACTCCACCCGCTACACCAAGGCCAGGAATTGCCGCAAACAATATTTCTGGGTTCTCTTTAACATAACCAACAGCATCTTCCATGGTTAAGTTTGAAAAAGCTTCTGGAAGTTCTTCGGCTTGAGCCAAAAGAGATGCAATCATAGAGTCATCGTCTTCAACCAAATCGCCATCTGCATACCCACGGATAGGCGCGATACCTGCCATTATGCCGCCACCCTCACGCATCTGCGGTGTTTGGAACATGGGTCTGTTCATGATTTCGTTGTACATCATGCCACCTTGATTCATCGCGTTTGCTTCTGACAGCGCAATCGCTATCGCCTGCTTTGGATTTGTTACTTTTCTACTCGAACCGCCAGACTTGAGAGTTCCTTCCTTGAACTCCTCCATGACCTTGCTGATCTTTCTCTCACGCTCGCTTTTGGCCACGGTCAACCTTTGAATAATCTACACGGTAGTAGCCGTCTTCGCCCATGAGAACGGCTGAAGGATCAACCTTAATTAATTCTTGAGCCATGACACCTTCAGTTGGTGCATCAACGCCCATGGCTTTCGCGGTGTCATTCCAAGTCCATGTATACCATCCAACACCAGGCTGAACATCACCAACCTTCATGACGTTTTCTTTCAATCGAATATCTGATGGCATGAAGTTTGATCCAAAGGATAACGCACTCATTACTCGACCAGCGGTGCTAGGCTGTTGATAAGTTCCAACCTGACTCTGCCCAGATCCGAAACCAGTGGTGTATCCAGGCATAAACTGAGCGCCTTGGCCAAGGACGTTGAATCCACGCTGTAGTCTCATGAACGGCTCATCGGCCTGTTGTGTAGCAGCCTTGTACTGAGCATCAAGTCCGCGCTGTTGTATACCTCTGCCTGCCGCACCTAGTCCGCCAAGTGTTCCTATTTGCCCAGTCAACATGTCAAATCCTTGTTGGCCTAGGCCCGCAATACCTTGAGCACCTGCGCGAGCTCCTTGTTGGCCAGCTTGGAATGCGCTTAACGCATCGCCAAATGCACCACGGGTTGTTCTATCAAGGCCACCTGCTGCGCCAGCGATCCTGCCCATTCTGTCGCTGAATATGCCAGAGCCAAGTTGCTGGCCAGACTGGAAGTCTCTTGCCAAGCCAGAGGCGATGTCTGCACGTTGACCAGCTAAACCACCAATCCCTTGCTGTGCCTGCAATCCAAGAGCGCCACCTTGCTGTGCAAGCCTACCTGCCAACTCTTGCGTGGATATGCCTAACTGTGCAGCACGTTGAGCAATGTCTGCCTGAGAAGTCAGACCACTAAGGCCAAGCTGTCCACCTTCAAGCGCGCCACGTTGAGCTAACTGCTCTGCACTCAATCCAAGGTTCGCTGCTTGCTGTGCAGCACTGATGCCTGTCTGAGCGCCTGCTTGGCCTAGTGATCCAGTTATTTGTGAAGCTTGTTGTCTGCGTGCTTGTGCTTGCTCAAACGCCTGCTGTGCGGCCTGTTGAGCCTGCTGGAAGCCTTGTGAGCGCAACTCAGCGCCTGTCTTAGCTTGTTGCTGCAGGACATTACGGCCAATCTCTGCTTGCGCTATGGCGCCACGAGATCCGCCAAATGCACCAGATCGCACCGCTTGATCACGCGCAGCAATTTTTTGCTGTTCGCCCAGTCGCGCAATCTCAGCTTGTTGCGCATCAATAACTTGTTGTGTGAACGGGTCTTGGAATCTAGATACGGCTGATGGATCGAACTGAGCGCCCGTGCCAGCAAGGCCAGCAATACCTTGAAGTGCAGTAGCTCTACCCATCTCACCGGCAGAACGGAGGTCTTGTCCTGCCATTTGCGTCTGCATTCTGGCTCGTTGTGCGGCATCCATAGCGCCTGCTTGAGCACCACCAATTTGGCCACCGATGCCTTGACCGGCGCGCTCCATGGCTCTCTGGCCAATACGAGATTCTCTGCCTGCGCCCCTAGCCGCATCCATCAATCCTCTTTGAGCAATAGCAGCCTCTCTGCCCATGCCCCGCTCAGCACCACGAATATCTTCCGCAGCGCCCCTCATCATGGCTCTGGCACCTTGATCCATAAACTGCTGACCCATGCGTGGGTCATATGCGCCTATGCTTTGTTCATACAAAGCTCTAGCTCGTGGATCTGCAAAAGCGCCTGCAGAACGTGGGTCAAAACCACGAGCAGACTGCCTGAATAAGTTTTGGGCTTCTGTTAACTGTTGACCAAAGCCACCAAGGCCACCAGCGAGGTTACGAGCTTGTACTTCTAATGGCGAAAGACCAGCAACCTGCTGAACAGGAATCGGTATTTGCTGCCCAATCATCCCGTATTGAGGGTTGAAGTAAGCGTCTAGCAACTGACGGGAAGTTAACTCAACTCCGGGGGCAGCGTACTGTTGAGATGCCGAAGGTTGAACTACAGGAGTACTTTCGTCTGTCTGCTGTTGCTTAGACTTGCCACCGGCAAAAGCGCCCACAGTAGCAAGAGCGGCGGGGATGAATTGAACAAAAGCTTCTGGCTGACCAGTCTTAGGGTTGATGGTCAGATCACCAATTGGCGAGGTCTTTCTTAAAATATCAACTTCTGCTGGGTTCATGTGAACCAGCATGGAGTCTCCGTAACGGCCTTGTTTGGCTAACTTCTGAGCCTGACCCTTCATTGGGTATTTGTTTTTAGCCATTACGCTTTCCTCATTGCCTTTTCACCGGCACGCTGTAGCGCATACATCATGCGAGCGCCTTCTCTGCGCTGTTCTTCTTTAGACTTGCCAGCACCCTCTAGCCGTCCAATACCTCTAACAGCTTTAGCATTCACAACAAACTCGCCATCGCTAAGCATTGCAGGTATGTCATCAGATGTTTCTGTTCCTGGGCCAGAGATGGGGCCGTTCATGCGAGGAAAGTCAACATCGCCACCACCAGAAAAAGTCATTGCGTTGATTGGAGGCGTGGCATTTTCCATGGGATCATTACCACCCATTGAAAATAAATTTCTAATACCTTCAACATTAAAACCGCTTGCGGAAGACTTCTTTCCTCCACTTCTGATGTATTCAAGAAGCTCTTCACGAGTCATGTCTTCAAGGCGTTTTTCTTCCTGCCTCTTCTGATTTGCTTGATAGTTCTCAAGGCCTTGTTGAGCCAAACCACCTAATGCTTCAATGCCTCTGCCAATACCACCACCGATACCGCCAAGAGCATTACCAATGGCACCACCAGCGCCAGTAAGAGCGCCTCCTATGCCGCTACCAAGGCTGCTGAGAGCACCCATGATCCCACCGGCAGACATGTACATTGGCTCAAGCGATGCAATTCCGCCTTCAGCGAAGCGGCCACCGAAAGGATTAAACCCTCCTGGCATGCCAATTCCAATTTGTCTTCTTAAATCAGCTTGGAATTCGGCCATAGATTCAAAAGGTTCTTGGCCTTGAGCTATGCGCATTTCATTTATTCTTTCTAATGCTTTATCTGAAGCTGAGATAGGAGAATCATCTTCTTCTTCTTCATCTCCAACAGGTGTGCCGTCAGGATAAACTCGAATGGTTTCTGGCTGAGTCCCTGCAGGTACAAATCCAGCAGGCACTTGTGGGGCTTGAAGTGGCCCGCCAATATTAGGCGCCATTCTTTCGTAGTTCGCGTATTGAGCGCCAGGCATGCGTTGTAGTTGAAAAGAGCCCGCAAGAGGGTTGGCCATATTCCCAAGAAACGCTGATTGCGCCGTGGCGGGATTAACCCTTAGGGAGGCATTTAGTGCTTCTAAAGGACTAGCAGGAAACCTACCAAAGTCTGCTTGTGTGTAAGCTTTTTCTACGCCTTGACCAACCAACTGTTGGCCACGGTCTATCCTTGCTGTATCACTTCTACTCATTTAACACTTCCACCTACGTCTAGCTTGCCGTAGCCTTGAGTTAGGATCTTTCGCTGCTTTAGGAAACTTCTTCATTTGCCCAGCAGATCGAGCGCAGAAAGACTTCCTGCGCTTCGCACGTTTACCTGTGGGCTTGTCCTCCGTTACCGCCGTCTGGAGTTTACTACCAGGATTGGCCTTACGATACGCTTTTACACCCGCTTCTGTCATCCCCGCGCCTTCTTTTGTAGGGCGAAAATTCTTCTTATTACGCTTCGGCATGGTGTCGCGTTTACGCTTAGCGGCCTTTGATCTGCCACCCGTGACAGCCCCACCACCATTGAACTCTTCAGCGTAACGTCTAAACATCAGGAGTACCTAGTCCTCTTGCGACGGTCAGACATAATCGCACCGCATCCTCTATGGTTGCGCATCACTTCGCCACCATTGGCTTTTCTTACCACTCTGCGTCCTCTTGCAGAGGCAGGCGAGGTGAATGTCTTTACGTTTGTAGGCTTACCGCCTACGCCTTGAGGCTTGGCTCGCTTTCGCTTTACTGCACTACGACGCTCACCCTCAGTCATGGCTTTCGCTTTTGACCTAGGCACGCACTTTGGGTACTTACGCTTTGATCCTTTGGTCTTGGCACGCCCGCAGGCTTGGAACTTACCGTCTTTCTTCGGTGCTCCAATATCTACCCAGTCGCCCTTTGGGCCTTTGCCAAACCAATCTTGTAGGCTCATGTCACGCCTGCCATCCTAGCTCTTTTGGCAACAAAGCCACCGGCATTTTTGCGCACCACTCGCCTACCTCTTGCAGATGCAGGAGATGTGCGGACTCTCTTGGCAGCTGCAGATGTGCCGCTACTCTTAGGCTTTGGCCCTTTGAAGTCTTTACGCTTTTTACCAGACGGGTCTTTGATCTTTCCCGCACAGATCTTGCTGGCATAGGCATTTGCGTAAGCTGATGGATAAACATCAAACTTGCGCTTGGCTGCTGCTTTACCCCTTGGGCATAGTTTTGTCATGAACCTACACTCACTACTATATCGCCGTTAGTTATCACTTGAACCGAGCCCACAAGTGCTGTCGCCTCAAGCGGATCAGTGGTGTACGGTAACTCTTGAGATAAACTTATCCAGTTGTCACCATCGTACACCTGCAACACATTGATTGATGTGTTCCAAATAATATCGCCTCTGTTGAACTTTAGCTCATCTCGCTGCGTTCTGGTAAACAAAGGCGTTGCGTCTGGATCAAGAGAGTCCAAACTCAATTCTAATAAGCGCACAGTTCGATTGAACGTGCCGCCATCGACCATTTGGTTGCCTTGAATAAAAGGCAAACGGCCCCGTAATACTTTGCTCATCGTCTACCGTTTGGCTGCACATCTAGTCGAGTGCCGCCAATCCTGAACCCAAGGCCAAGCCTCACATCTGTTGTTCCGTCATCATCAGACTCAAAGCGTACAACCGCCTGCCTGCCACGAGCTCGTGCATCAATCTTGGTGGTGCTGCCGGTAAATGCCGTAGTTTGGTCAGTAGCTAATGAGTCGCCGGGGAAGTTGCGCGCTTTGATGACAAAGTTCATCGTCTGGCTAGAGCCGCTATCACCTGTGAACTTAACGTCTGGTATGCACCTGCGAATAAACTGAAACTCTTCGCCATCACCCAAGTCAAAGTCCGCGCTTTCAATGAAGACGTTATCCATAGGTGACCCATCATCATCAAAGCCAGTCTCGTGCGAGTAAACATAGTTGCTAGTACCATCGCTTCCTGCTGCACGAGGAAAGCTTTCAAGACCTTCATCAAGCCATGCTGTCCTAGACAGGTTGCCTATGGCCCATGTTTGCTCGACATAGTTGTAGGTAACATATCGGTCAATTACCGTATTCGTGCCAGAGCAGTAGAACCAACCTACCTCATCAAACTGTTTGTTCAAGAAAGCAAAAACCTGAAACGCCTGGCCTTCGTTGAAGTCATCAAACACATAAGACCTAACGCTGCACGGCACAGACTGCACGGCGCCTTGGTATGAATAAAACCCTTTCTTATCCATCCAAAACACACCAGCAGGCGTGTTAATCGGAGCATTTGGGCCAATAAGACTGACGCCCTCGTTGATTAGATTCAGACCAAAGGTGAGAGGCGCGCCGATAAACTGCAAGCTATAGAGCGCAACATCAGTCCATACAAGTGTCTCTTGCCGTGCTCGCAAGCCACCAACAATCTGTGATCCTGCAGAACAACGAAGAGAGCCCGCTGTGTTTGTGGCTGTTGGGAACCACTCAGCAGGATTCTCTTGGTCAGAGAAAGCAATCAACAAAGGGTCTATTGACCCGGTTCTTGCCGTTGCAGAATCATTGATTGGGTCTGCGCCAAGCGCAATAACGTGCCTATCTATATCGGATACCAGTACTTGCAAGGCGGCGGTGGGGGTGAAGTTAGCCCCCGACAAAGCTGAAATGTTGACAGCCCTATCTGTACCAAGCGTCTTTGCGCTGGTATCCCAGTAATAGATACCACCTGCTCGCACATTTGATATCAAGTCTTCGCCAAAGCTGTCCATAGACCAGAGTCGCAGCTGGTTCAAAGCACTCAGTGAGCTTGCAGAACCCCAGCCACCAGCGCCCCATGTTGCTGCGCCCCAACCCGTGCCAGCAACAAACACATCAAGGCCTACGTTGATCTGATATGCACCCACTGTTGAGCTACCGCCATTACCACTATCGCTGCTGTTAGCCGTTACCGTTGCGCCAGAGGTGTCTTTGGCTGTAATGACATACACGCTAGTGCTGGTAATCGAATCGATCTCATACTCTTGATTTAACACGGCAGCAACGACATTCCCGCCAAGTGAAGCAGCGCCAGAAAAAGTTACGAAGTCGCCTTTGGCTGCACCATGAGCAGTGTCAGTCACGTTGATTGAGCTTGACCCATCAGTTGCACCAAACGTCACATCGCCTGCAGATGTAGTAGAGCGTATAGGGGTGATGTCGTTGTAATTTGCGCCTGATTGTATGTAGAGCTTAGTGCGAGTGCCCAAGCCTAAAAGTTTGGTGCCGGATAAAGAAGTCCACCCAAACAGCTTTCTGCCTGTGCCATTGAAAGAAGCAGTAATAAACTTAACCCAACCGCCTATCTTTTCAGGCAAACCTTTGCGAAATCGAACAAGATTACCGTCAAACCATCCGCCTTCAGCGGTGTAGTCTGTGCCCTCTTTGTTGATGCCAGGGTTAAATATGTACTTCTGCAAAGGCATTAGATGTACTCACCACTGCGGATCATCTCCGTTACACGAATTGCGCGATCACCCACCTGAGTTGCCCATTTGCTATCCATAAACTCATCAGCAGCTATGTCAAACTGCTCACGCGACATAGCCTCCAGTGCCTTCACAAAGCCGCGCAATCTGGTCAGACCGAGGTTGAAACACATATCAATCATTGCATCCTGACGCGCTTCGTTCAAAGCACCGAACCAGAAGTAAGTGTCTGCTAACTCGCCCTTCACACGAGCAACGTCGTTGGCTAATAAGTAGTCAATTTCATCGTCAGACAACCCAAGGCCAGACTCTGAGACGTTTCTGCCAACGCCTATGGTTTCATACCCAGCGGAGCACAGGTAAACCTTTGACTTCACACCCTCATGGCGCTTTATCATGTCAATCAACTGACCCATTATTTCTCCCGTGCTACGGAATTGACCTTCTCGTAGCTTCTCATTGCGCCCAATCCGAGCATACCCATCATAACGGGCACAAGAAGCGTTGTATCTACCTCTGGCACAGCTACCCAGATACTGATTATGTTGGCAATGATGGTGTTGTAGAGCAGGCCCAGCGCACAGATCCAGCCAATAGC